CGGCGGCGGCCAGCGACAACGGCGAGGTGTCGGTGATCTCGTAATGACCCATCGCCTCCTTGAGCCGCGGCGGCATCGGCTCCAGCATCCGCATGCCGGACAAGAGATCCATCTCGCGCTCGACCAGCCCGCCGACATATTCGGTGTGCTGGCGGCCCAGCGTCGGCGCCACCAGCATGCCCTTTTCGTTAACGAGTTCAATGACTTGCGTTGCAGTCATGTTCGGATGCTCGGACAGCACCTTGAACAGGCTGACCAGAAATACGTCATCGATGATGCCGCGCTCCTCCTGCATCATCTCGAGCGATATCTTGATGTCGCCGGTGGGCAGAGTGTGCACCAGCGCCTGGCCCTGCGAATTGACGCCGCCCTTGTTCTGCGCGCCGGGCCGCATGTCCATGCCAACGAGCCCGTCATCGGCCATCAGCAGGATCGGATCGGCAGCGCGATGGCCCTGTTTCAGGAAGGTGATCTTCTGCGCGTTCAAGGTCTTGAGCGACGGCAGCACGATCTGCGCCGGGCCGCGGCCCTCGACCTCGTTCGGGGCCTGATCGTAGCGGCTGACCGCATAGGGGAAAGTGCGGTAGCCGCGCTCGTCCGCCATCAGGCAGCGGCCATCGACCGAGACATAATGAGAAGAGTATGGCAACGAACGGGCATCAAGCGCCTCGGGATCGTAGTCCTCGGCGCGCGGCTTGACGCAATGCAGGAATGAATACCTAAACTCGCTGTTCTGGGCCAGCGCCGAGTGCAGCGTCTCCGGCAGCCACTCCTCACCCCATTTCTGCATCGCCTGGTAGGCCGTGAGCTTGAACCATCGGATCATGCGGTCCACCTTGCCCTGGTGGTTCTCGCCAAAATAGGTCTCGCCGAGCGGTACTGACTTGTAGCGCAGGCCGCGGCCGCCGCCGGTCCAGCGGTTGTCGAAGGCGTCGACATACATGGTGGAATTGCCGAACGCGCCGAGCGACTGCCAGTTGTTGTAGTTCTGGCCTGCGAAATTGGCGTGCGCGGCATAGCGCTGGCGGAACAGCATCTTGGTGGTGTTCTCGAACCAGATGCGGCAGGCGCGATCCTTCATCACGTAATCGTCGCTCTGCAGCCCGTGCCATTGCTGGTTGCGAGGTGTCACCAAGGAATCGGCGATGGCGCAGAACCGGTGCAGCGCCAGCGCGCCTGTCGCGTCGACCTGCTGCTGTGTTTTCTTGGCGCCGGGGGTCTGCATGTCCTGGTAGTAGAAGGTGCCGCGCGAGGTCGGCAGAATCAGTTCGGCAACCTCTTCCCATTGCTGCGCGAACACCGAGCGGCGAGTCTGATACTGGCCGAACTCGCGGATGATCGCGGTGACGATCTGGGCCTCGCGGTCCGAAATATCACGGGTCTTGCCGGTCGCTGCCATCGGCGCAGTGCCATTATAGGCCACGATGTCAGTGCGTGAGGCGCTTAGCATCCGGGTCTTTCGGGTCAAAGTTCGGATCGAGCCGGCGGTCGGCGACCACCCAGCGCTGCGCGTATTTGAAGAGTTCGATGCGGTCTGAATCGGAAAGCTTCAGGCGATCGGCACATTTGCGGAAGGTATCCTGCATCTGCTGCTCGCTGACGAAGATCACTTCGTCCTTGCGGATGGTGCCGACGCGATCACAGACATCGGCGACGATGGCGCCGCTCTTATTGATCTTCGCCGCGGTCGTCAGATAGGGCGGATCGAGCGAGCCATCAAAATTCTCGAATACGACGGCACACAGCGTCACCATGGCCTCGTCGAGGGTGTGGGCCAGCACCGACATCAGCACAGCGCGGAACGGACCTTTGATTTCCATCAACGCCCGGCCCTGCCAAGTCGCGCGAAGATCGAAGGCGATCTGTTGCTCGATCTTAGTAGCCAGCACCCTTGGACCCTCCACCGACACCGAACAGCGAGGTCACGCCGAGCGAGCCGGCTGGGCCGAGCGCCTGCGCTTGCGCAAGTTCGGCCATGCGCTTCTTGCGCATTTCCTCGGTCTCGCCCTGCGCCTGCTGCGCCAGCATGTCGCCGAGACCGAGATCCACGCCCCCGGGTGAAAGATTAGTGGGCAGCGGCATCGACCTTGGCTTCCTCGTCGGCGATCCGCTTGGCTTCCGCGGCCGCGGCATCAGCGGCTTTGGTGGCCTCGACCACGGCAGCCTTCGCCGAATCGTGAGCAACCTTCGCAGCCGACAGTTCGATATTGGCCTCGTCGACCTTGGCTTCCGCCTCGACCAGCTTTTCGAGCGCGGCATGCTCGGCGAGCAGTTCCGGACTCATCGCCTTGAACGGTGAGCCGAAACCCTTCTCAACCACACCATCCTTGTTGCGCATCGCCTTGCGACCGAGGTGCTTGTCCTCGAACGCACGCAGCTTGGCTGCGGCGGTGTCGGGCGCCTTCTCGGCGGGTTTGGCGCCGAGGCCTCCAAGAATGCTGGACGTGGCGGGTGCCGGATGCGGCAGGGTGGTGTCATCGGCCATCGCGGAAACTCCGAAAGAGGCGGCGGGTCTCACCGCACGCCAAGTCATGGGAGGAAACGTGCCAGGCTAAGAACCTGGCAATGTGAAGGTGGGGTCGTCAGAGGGTTGCCAGCAACGCACTCAGGGGAATAGGATTTGGGAATGTCCGAATGGAAGCGCAGACCCGGAACGACCTATCTCGGCACCGTTCCCGTTGGCACGGTTATGACCGAGGAATTGATGCGTCAGCTATATGAAACCCGGCCGCGGCAGGAATTCGACATCGAGATCAAGCCAAACGATCTGCCGGCCCTTCCAAAGCCAAACTAGCCGAAGACGTCAAAGTCCACGCCGCGGGCAAGCTGGCCGTCGCCCCAGGCCATCCGTTCCGCCGCCTTGCCGCCCAAGGGCACCGCGCGCGCGTAGCGCTTCATCATGATCGCGATGCGAACCGCCGACAGAAGATCATCCTTCAGTTTGACGATCTTGCCGTCCTTCCTGTGATAGAACCGCCGTTCCTCCAGGATATCCGACAGGTGAGCGGCGTATTTCAGCCGGCCAGACCGCTCGCGCTCGTCCATCTCCAGAATTCCGGCCTCGGTCGAGACCCCGCCGTCGGGCCATGTCGCGTGCTCCGAGAGCGTCAGCAGCCCTTGCCGCTTGTAATGATCGCTCATCGGCTTGCCGTCGTCGCGGCGCTGGGTGCCGTCCTGTGGCCACGCCACCGGAATTGCGGCCCCGATCGGCTTCATCGCCGCGGCGTGCTGGATCGGCAGCGCATCCGAAATCCGGATGCAGTGATGGACGTGGATGACGTCATTGTCCTTGTCCCAGATGATCAAGGCCGCCGCGAACGGGTGGTCGATTCCAAAATCAATTCCCCAGATTTTCGTGAAATAGGCGGGGATGTACTCCAGCGGAGCCTCGACCACGGTCTCTTCCGAGGCCATGAAGATCCGGCCCGACCCCAAGGTCGGCACGCCGCGGGCTCGAGCCTCGCGCTCATGCGGCAGGTAGCCGTCCAGCATCTTCTGGCGCACCGCAGGCGCGATGTGGTGGGCGTCATCCAGCGTCATGGTGGTGATGCCGCGCTCGGTCGATGGCTCGTCCACGAACCGCAGCACCACGCTCGAGCGGCCCTTCAGCGGCGTGAACGTCAGCCACGCAATCCCGTCACGCTCACCGATACGGGCGATGCCCTCGGCGTAAATATCCAGCGGCGGTTCCTCGTCGAACCAGATCCAGTCCAGCCCCTCGCCCTGGAACTTCTGCCGGCCCTGCTCATACGATTTGAACTTGCCGATCGAGATCCCGCCCGACTTGTGGCGGACCTGGATCGTGTCGTAAGCGTCCGTCACCCCGCGCGCCAGCGACGGCTTATCAGCAAACAGGTCCTTCGGAATCATCCCGGTGCCGAACATGCTCTCGACCCCCGGCGGCCCGCACAGCTTCTTTTGCTGAATATCGCGCACCAAAAGCGAGGTCTCGCCGCAAATCCAGCCCATGGTCGGCTGATCGAACCGACGGCCGCCCCAGCCCTTCGGATACTCCCCAGTCAGATGGCAGGCCGCCTCGAACGCCCCGGTCTCGGTCTTGCCGCCGCGGTTGTTCGCCATCAGCAGCCGCTCCCGCTTGGTGCGACCGAGATCCAGATGCGCCTTCTGCTTCGGATGCGGCTTGAACGACCGGAACCGCTCATAGGTCTCGGCGTACTCGATCACCTCCAGCGCCTCAAGCAGCCCCTTGATTTCCTCCGGGGTCGGCTCGGCGGTCATTCCTTTACCTCCGAAAACTCGCCCTCAAGCACCGCAGGCTCCGGAACAGACCCAATCATCTTCGCAAACTGCTCCGGAAACTTCTGCCGGAACTCCGCAATCCGCAGCGCAGCCTCCGAAACATCCACCTTCCTCGTCACCGTCTTGTTCACGTTGATCGTCTGTTCGACCCCAAACCCAGCCCGGTCCAATATCGCCGTCGCCGCCTTCAACTGATCCTTGTGCCCGTCCAGCCGCGCAATCTTCTTCATCGTCGCGATCCCCAGCAGCGCCGAGCCGCGAATCTCCTTGTCCGCCAACTCCTTGATCGCCTCCAAAACCTTCTCATTGTGGAACTGCTCACACGCCCGCACCCGCAGCGCACCATGGCTGAAGGCCGAATACCCAGCCGCCCGCGCAATCTGCCAGTCCTTCGCCAGCGGGAACTGCACCGCAGCAATCGCAAACCGCCGCTGCGCCGCCGTCAATGCCAGCATCGCAGGCCCAAGGCCGCTCTCTTCCGGATCCGGAACCGTCGGCACGCCAGTCGTTTCATGTCCCATGCCGTAACAAATTACGAGATCGAGCGCCCGAACAACGCACTCGGAACTTTTCCAGCAAAATCCGCCCCAAAAATCCACATAACCGAATGTTCTCAGAGAGCCGCGCGTGAGAGAGGGGTGCTGTCGATATATCCGAGGGCGCCAGGTTTTCCCCCCACCCCCACCCTCCCCCGGTCTTTTGGGTAGTCCTATACCAGATAGCGCCATCGTTCCACGTTTCGCTGACGCAGCTGCGCAGCAAGTTTTAGAGTGGGAGGTTTGGGAGCCTCCCAAAACCTCCCAATAACTCCCAAGCAAACAATCAGACATTGTGACATTTCACGGCCATCCGAACCCATGGAGCCGTGCAATGCGCCGTTTGTCCGATACCGACATAGCTATCCTCGAACGCTTCGAGCGTCTGCCCGATAGCGCGGCCGCCCCGCTCAAGATTTGCGCGCTGCTGTCCGGGATATCCGAGCGGACATGGCGTCGCTCGCCGCCTATTCCGACCTTTCAGATCAGCGCCGGTAAGAGAGCCGCAAATGTCGGGCTTCTCCGCAAACTGACCCGCGGCGAGCTCACCTCCCCGCTAGCCGTCGCCTAAACGAAAATGCCGCCCATCCCCGGCCAGGGAGTGGAGCGGCATTCTGTGTTTTCGAGATCACCACCACGCGATCGACGGCCACCCACAGGAAGACCGACCAGATGGACTTAACTCAGGGCGACCCCGTTTACAAGGCTGCGGTGGGCGACCGCCTCCCGAACCAGCGCCCGCTGACGCACAACTGACACGGTGCACTGAGCCGCGCGCAGATACACCAACATAATCAATTACTTATGATAAACACCATGTTCCTACATCAGGAAACAGCGCTCATGTGCTGTGAGTGCATCGAGAACAGATATGAAACGGTTCAGTTACGCTATCTTGTTGATATAAGAGGGCAATACGCTACCCGTTCGCTGAACCGTTTATTCACTCGGTCCAGATGGTTGCGGCAGCGCTGATGAGGCCGATTGAGCCGATGAGCACGAGGGCAGCGGCGATTTCAGTGTGGACCTCGTTGAGACCGAGATATGCGAGGGTGAGGAAGGCGCTGACCAGGATGGTGATTCGGAAGGCGTTTCGCATTTGGCTCATGGAGCGCTGATAGCACATCCTCGCGCGTTGCGCGTCGTCGTGGTCCTCGCTCGCGGAGCTCGCTGTGGAAGGAAAAGAGCGTGCGTGTGGACGGGCGATGGAATGGCACGATCGCGGTTGGTTTAACAACGCACTCATCTCGAATGCCTTTATTTGTAGCTTATCCTGATATGAGCATAAGCTCGCCAGCCTCAATTGATCTCTTGACTTGGAATATCATTGTTGCCATTTGCAACGAATGAGGAAAGCGGCCGATCTTAAGTCACGGAACGCGGCCTTGGCGTTGTTGGCGCGCGGAATCGGCTCGCCAGGCGAGATTGCCGAGCTCGCTGGCGTATCGAGGCAATTGGTCGAGTCATGGGCGCGGTCGGCCGGCATTGATTGGCGCCATGTGAAACGAGCGAGACTAACCAAGGCGTGGCGCCATGAAATAATGGGCGAGCGATCGTGGTTATCGCGGAAGAAGATGCGGAAGGAAGGCGAAGAGCTCAAGCACCAGTGGGACAGGGCACGTGGCCGCGATTCGTAAATACCCGACGAAGCTCAAGGTGCAGTGTCCGCAATGCTGGCATCAGGGTGTGATTGCCGTGTTCCTCGATAAACCGCTAAAGCTCAAATGCTCCCGCTGCGGCAATCGTAATCCGATTGTGGTGACGCGCGATCGAATGCGCGTTTGGTCGGGTCAAAGGCGTGGCAGATAGCCACTATTTACAGCCACAACTCACATTCCGCATTTATTTTGCAATTGACGCTTGACAACAGCGCTGGATGGTGTATGTTGATGCTTGTCGAACGGTGGTTGCCGCCACTGAGACGAACCGAGAGGATCAAATCATGCGCAATCAGCTTTCAGTCGGCGAACGTGTTTTTCTAGCCCTTGTCGCCTGCAGCATTTCTTATTTCATCGTGGCTGCAATCCACTAACCAACCCTGATGTTTCGACACTGCGGCCCATGCGGCCGCAGCACGAAGCACCACGCTTCACCTGCCCGTTGCCGCGGGCTCAACCGAGAGGACTACACCATGACACTGTTAATCGCTTGGAACAGCACCACCGAAGGGCGCTTTGACGAAATGCTGGGCATGCTGCCACCCGCGTATATGAGCGGAAATGGCTTTCTAGTTGGCGAGGCTTACGACCATCGGGAATGCAGCATTTCCCATCGTGTTGCCCCGACGTTCACCGCCTTCATTCGTGATGGCGAGAACTACTACACCGCATCCGAACCGCTCACGATTGCCGAGTTCAAGGCGTCGGGGATGGTGTCGTGATGACCCTATCCCGCCTCGAAGCCCTATTTGCCGTCGCCTGTTTTTTCATGATCGGCGTCATGATCGGGTGTGCGCTATGAACACGCCCAGGCCAATGAAACTGACCACTCCCAAGCAGAGGGAAATTCTCTCAACCATGCATTTGTCAAATAAGGCATGTTGGGATCTTTTCGACTTTCCCGGAACTTGCCCGAGCGTTCTGGACCAACTCAAGGACAAGTTTTGGGCCATCGATGGCAATCACCGCAATGGGTTCACCATCTCGACACGCGGCGCAAACTTTGCCGCGAAGCTCTAACGAAGTGGCCCGGAGGGTTGCCGCCCCCCGGGCCTGCCACATGCTTTCCTCACATGCCCGAGAGGGCGCACAGGGTCCACACATGGCATTAGGTAATCAATACAGATCAGATTTGATTGAACAACGGGAAATCGCGGAAAAGCTTATGACCCGGGGCCTCGTCACGGCTGCGGAGATCGCAAATCATTTTGGCCTGTCGCGCCAGACGGTTGCGGTGTGGGCGCGCGGAATAGACGTTTCGCTGGCGCGTCGCGAGGCGATCGGTCGGGCGGTGCAGCGGGTTTCATCTCGGAAATAATCTTGAGTTTGCGTCGTTCCCGCAGTCTTTCGCGCATCCTTTTGCGCCTGATTCGACCTGATGCCTTGCCAGCCTTTTTTGCAATGGATTTCCTGCGTGCTTCGCTGAGCACCTGATTGCGCAAAGTCAGCATTTTATGGGCACTTTTGATGGTGATTTGGCCCCTGATCCGTTTCGAACTTACGGCCGAAAGCTTGTCGCGCCGTTTGCGCACCGCGAGCGTGCCTTTCACCACCGCAAATCGCGCGTCATCGACCACCGCGACCAGCACCATGCCGGTTGCGTCGAGCATCTTGCCGAGGCTTTCGCGGGACAGCATCCGCATCGGCGGGTTGGAGAGCAGCTTTGCCGAATAGCCTGGGGTGAACTTGCCGGCCTCGTCGATCGAGATGCGAGACGTGTTCAAATCCTCGACGCGATCACGGAACATCTCGTGCAGCGCCTCGTAATCGAGGATGACGCGGTAGATCAGCTCGCCCGGCAGCGTCGCGGTCATTGAAATGTTCCGGCTGGCTCGATGGGGATGTTCGGATAATCGGCGAATATCTTTGGGAAAACCTCCAGTATTGGGCCCTGATATTCCGGCATCTGCTGACCATTCTGATCGAACGCTATCACCATGTGATTTGTGAAATAATATGCTTTGGCCATCACCGGTTTGTCGCTCATTCTGCTGCCCTCACCAGAACATCCGCCCCGTTCGACCCTGGATCAGTTGAGGCGCTGGCTGATCCTGGTTGCTGGGAGGCGGTTTGCTGCCCATCCGTCTGGTCAGGGTGCGGCCCCAGCGCCACGCGGTCGGTGGTGATCGGATTTTCGGCGGATTGTTCCTTGGGCTTCTCTGTGGCTCCAGCGTTGGAGCCTGCCACGGAGTTTCCCAAGGTTGTCGTCGCGAAGGTCAGATCCTCGGCCATACCGCCGAGCTGTTCGGCTAGGCTCTCGACGTCGCTGACGTGAGTGGTTGCTTGGGCGTTGAATGCATCATAGGCGGCATCGAGCTTGCCGATATTGGCGCGGGCGGTCATCGCCTTTGCCTTGAGCCCCTTCAGTTCGAGCGCCATGATCTGGAATTCCCTTCGTTCTGCGATGCGCTCGTTCTCGAGCTGGAACCTGTACGCAACCACGTGCGCGGTGATGCGGCGGATGACGTCCTGCTGGCGGTCCATGGCGCGGTCATTCGATTGTGACGATCTTGAAGTTGCGGACCCAGAGTTCCATCAGCAGTTGCTCGGCCCAGGCCGCAGCGACGCGCTGGTCGACCATGAACGGCAGGTCGGAGACGATATCGATCAGCGCCTCACGGGCGCCGTTGCCCGGATTGCGGGCTCGCTGCATGGCCACGAGATCGATAATCTCAGCGCTCATGCCCGCCACCCCCGCTTGATCCTGTAGGCCTGGCGCTGTTCGATCAGGCTGGGCGGTCCATCACCGGCCATCGCATCCTCCTGCCAGCGCTCCCACGCGCGTTCCCGGCAGGACTCACAGATGACATCCGTCGCGCCGCTCGGATCGTACACCACGCATTTCGGGTCCTTCTTGAAACGCTCCGGCATGATCAAGGAGGTTTGGCAATTGGGGTTCGTGCAATTGAACCAGCGCGAATAATAATAGGGCTGACGGCGCTGCTTTGCGGTCACCTCAATGTGCTCCCGTATTTGCGTGGCCCGTTTGCAGCGCGGGCAGAAATCTCCGACGCCAGGCACCACTTTGTAGTTCCGACGGTTGCTCATTCTGCGGCCTCATCGGCTGCGAGTTTGCCATTCCGCTCGGCATCCACGGAAGCCATCGCTCGGAGAGCCTCTTCGCTGAGCGCAAGCCGCTGCGGTAGCTCGGTGGCGGGCCCAGGTCGTCGCGTGGCGATCTGGCGCAGATCCCATGTGTCATACGATATCCAGATTCCTTTCCGATTGTCCGATGAAACGCCAAATTTCCACAACCGGGGATCCGCAGTCTTTGCCCACTCAACAAATTTCGGATACCGCACATTTTCCACCGGCACGAATACCGTCGCCAGATCGCCTGGCTGCGGCTTAGGGCGTTCTAATCGCCTCTGGCTTGGATCTGGTAGTGGCAGCGAACCGAGGCGCTGCAAGCGATCTCTGCGCGCTGCAACGCTATCGCAGTAAACCTTCAGTTCGCCGGCATTCGGCATGAACGCCATGTACTTTTCCGTAGTCGCGATTCCCGTGCGCGGGTCGGTAACCTCTCGGATCAGATCGACGTCGTATTGGGAAAGAACCGAAGTGATCGCGGCCACGTAGAGCGTGGGATCATTCGCGTCCCCGCGGCGGTATGAGCCGAAGAGCATTCGTGCCCTCTCCGCTGCATAGGCGGCTTGGTGCGGGCTCGTCGAACTGCGCGGCGCGCCGGAGGAGGTCTTCGTGGAGGTCTTTTGCCGCGTCGTGTACGGTTCGTCGCCCATTGCCCTGTCCTTGAGGTTGTCCGTTGAATTTCCGCTGGTTGCGGACGAAATTGCAGAACGCGGCATCGTGGTCGGCGTACAATTTGCCGCTCGATTTCAGGTAGTCCCGGAAAATCGCGTCGACTTGCAGCACGGTCGTTCCGCATTCGGTTGCGAGGGGATAGGCGATATCGGGCGGCTGCCAATTTTCAGGCAACGGGCCGAGCTTTTTCCTCGCGCGCGCGCGTATTCCAGAGCTTTCTTTCTTTCTTTCTTCAGAAAGTATCTCTTCAGAAGTAGAAAGAGAGGAAGTAAGTATAAGAGGCGGTTTTTCCGACAATCGTTTTAATCGGCGGATTTCTGCCTGCCGTTTTCTGTCGTATTCCTTGCGCCGCTCAGCCGATGTATCGGACGATGATCGGACGACATCCGCCGATGATCCGCCGATGATCCGCCGATCTTCAACAGCCTTCGCCGCGTGCTGTTCGGCCAGCTCCAGACAAGATCGGACGACATCGGACGACAATCCGTGTGACATCAAAAGGGCCGCCAGATCGGCAATCGGTACGCTCAAACGTTCGCTCCCAGTTCATCCGCTATGCGCCCCGCCGCCTCGGCCCGTCGGTCGGCATCCTCATCCGCCTTCCCCCGCTCCATCCGCTCGCACGCCTTGCGCATGACGTCGTGCAACCGCGCGATGGCTGCGGCTTTGGCCTCGGGGCTGAGGGGTTTTCTCATGCGTCCCTCCGCAGCCAGCGGTCCGCGCAGGGATTGGGTTTCCGTCGTCATTCGCACGGCCTCACGGTGACTCTGCATCCCTCAACCGGTGCCCAGCGCGCAGTGACCTCGCGGACAAACCTCTGGTCGTCGCCCTGGATGACGCGGTGAGAAACGAGCAGATCCTCCACGGCCTTGACGCGGTTGGTGCAATCTTGGTGGCGGGCAGTTTTAGGTTCCTCGACCTCAATCAGCAGGGATACCTTCCCAGCGACCAGCGGAGGCCGCTGACGGTTTAATTGGAGTCCAGCCTGTTGTACCCAAATCTTGTATTCCGCCGTCCTGAAGCGCCTGCCAGAAGCCCTGTCGGTGGCGAACAGGTTGTTCGTCGTTGGCGGCATAATCAGGTGCAGCACCAGTTCGTCCGACATGTGGAAAGGCGCGTTCATGCGTTCCACCTGCGCAACTTATCGCCGCATCGGAGAAACAGCGGCACCTCGTCGTAAAGTTCGAAGAGAACCACGCGCTCGTCCATCACGGCCTCGAAGAACGCGTTCCAGTCGATCCGGTCCGCCAAAACGCCGACGTCCGGGTTTTTGCTGGGCGCGGACGCCGGCGTTTCTTCTGGCCTCCCTTCGTTCGAGGGGGTTTCGGCGATTGTGCCAGCCGGCGCGACTGGGGGCTGGTGGTGCGCGCCGGCTGTATCCGCGACATCGGAGTTTGGGGGGCGCATCGCGGAATTCAGGAATGGATTTGGCAGTTGCGCCATTACTGCGATACCCGCTCTGAATGCTTGCCAAGGATCGATCCTTCTGGCAGCGGATAATCGCGAATCGTTTGGGATTTCCGCAAACGCCTTAAAATAGGGCCAATGAGAAGACCGAGAGCGAAAGAGGCGACGGTCCAGAGTGCGAGTATCTTGAGTATGATCATCATGGGTTTGCCTCCGCTGGGATCTTCATCCTCCAAAGCGAATCCGGCGCACTCTTGCCGATCGCACGCAGGGCATCGGTCAAGATGATGTACGTGTTCGCGGGAAAACTGCCGGCATTCTTCCACATGGAAACAGTGCTGGCCTTGGCGCCCGTCAGATCAGCAACGCCTCGGTGTTCGCCGAGTGCATCCCAAACTTCGGAAAATGTTTCGAGTATTTCGGAGGACATACCCCCGTGCCTAATTCAAATTGCTTGAATTTACAAGGACCAAATAGTTTTGATACCAAGAAAATTGAATTTGGGGCAAGTTCCATCCCCATGGCAGGAAAAGAAAGCGGCGGCAGATTTAAGCCGACAGCAATAAGGATGCGAGCCGTACGGCGGGCGTCGGCTTATCCGGCGCGCCAGGACTTTGCCAAATTCCTTGGAATCACAGCGCCTGCGCTTTCCAATTTTGAAAACGGATTCCCACTATCAAGTGGTGTTCAAGATCGCGTGATAACCAAGATGCCGTGGATAAGTCGGTCATGGCTAGTAGACGGCGATGAGGCTAGTTTAACGGGCGCTACGCTTCAGCGGTTGGCGCCGTTGGTTGCCGAGGAAAGCGATATCACGACCCCGCGATCGCGCTCCAAGGGAGGCCGCTGAGGAGCATACAGGAAGCTCTCAACCAGATCGCGGGCGAGCTCCAGGACGGCTAGCGCATCCTCTCTTGTTTCGGGAAGAGCCGCCGCAATCTGAATTGCGTGGCGCCGCTGCCAAGCCTCAACCATCCTAATATCCCCAAACAGTTGTTATTATTTACGTTTCTTGGCAGCGCGCCCCCGCGTTGTCGAGTTGTATTATGTCATACACCGAACTTTAAGGCTATATTCCTGCCACAATCAACTAAATTTTGGCGGCTGGTATACGAAAAGACTATTTCAAATATTTTGATATTTGTCCTTGCGGTTTCAAAATTCTTGAATTAGTGTGCGTCTCTCACAAGGAGACTCACATGGCCAAACGTCAACCCCACGAACTGCAACGCCCCGTCGACTGCAACACGGATTATGCGAACGGCTTGCTGACCAGCATGGAAGCTGCAGCGCTGACCGGCAACGAGAATAGCCGAGCTCGCCTCATCGCATGCAAATGGCTGACCGTGTTCGTGCAGGACGGCGAACTGAAATACAACTGGCAGGGCGGTTATCCGACCAACATCGTGTCCCGCGCGACCGCGCTTAGCGTTTTGGCGAGGGCCTAATATGTCTTGCCGCTGCTCTCCACCCGCCCCGCACCCCGCGACGCCGCATTATTTCGTGTGCGTCATGGACTACCGGTCCGCCGGTCAAGAGGCAGTTGTTGATCCCGAGATCACGCGCGCTGAGGTTATCAGCCGCCTCAAAACCCGCGAATACAAAGACGTGGTGTTCATCCATCACATTCACGATGGCCTCGTTGAGGATGTCACCCTTGAATTGATCGGTGAAGCAAGAGGGCTCGTATTCGCATGATGAGGCGCGCATGAAGCCGCTCAGCGATGTCCAGAAACGCTGCATCATTGCGGCGACGATCGAACCGCTGATCCCGTTCCGCCGTGGCTATGCCAGGTCGCGACTGGGACCCTTCTACGACGTGCGCACCGTGCACTCGCTGATCCAGACCGGCGCACTACGCATGATCATGAACCGGGCCGGGCGACAATTTGGCACCGTTACAGCGCGAGCGGCAGCATGAAGATCACCGAACCTGGCATTTATCGCGGCGTGTTGGACGTGGACTACAGAATGGACCCTTGTCCAATCGCATCCCTCACGCAATCGGCCGTCAAGACGCTGATCGAGCGCTCGCCGCTACATGCTTGGACCGAATGTCCGCGGCTCAATCCGCATTATGAAGCCGACGACGACACCAAATTCGACATCGGCAATGTCGCGCATCGGCTGATCCTCGGTCGCGGCAAGGAGATTGAGGTCGTCCAGTTCGCCGACTGGCGCAAGAAGGAAGCGACGGACGCGCGAAAAGCCGCTGCTGCCGCCGGCAAGATCGCAGTGCTTGAACATCAGTTCAATCAGGCGTCGGATATGGCAAGTGCGGCGTGGCTGCAGCTCCACAAGCATGAAGACAAGGATGCGTTCACCGAGGGTGCCGCCGAGGTGATGATCGCTTGGGAAGAGGATGGAATCTGGTTCCGGTCACTGATCGACTGGCTGAGCGACGACCTGTGCACGGTCGATGACTACAAGACCACCGGCATGTCGGTCGCGCCGCACATCATTGGCTTGCGCGCTGAGGCTGCAGGCTGGAACGTGCAGGCTGCTTTCATCGAACGCGGGCTCAATGCCGTTCATCCCGAAAGCGCTGGGCGCCGCCGCTATCGGTTCATCGCCCAGGAGACGGACAAGCCGAACGCGCTCACTGTGATGCACATGGATGAACATTGGATGACGATGGGCCGTAAGAAGGTCGATGTCGGCGTCGGGCTGTGGCGTCACGCGATCACAACGAACAAATGGCCATGCTATCCGAACCGCTCAATCGTTCCGGAATATCCCGGCTTCAAGGAAACGAAGTGGCTGGAGCGCGAGGTCAACGAGTTCTCGCCCGACACTTCACTGATTATGGCAGGCTGAAATGACATTCCAATTCGCACCGGCCAAACGTGAACAGGTCTCGCTGTTGATTGCGCTCGCAGGTGCAAGCGGTTCTGGGAAAACTTTCTCAGCGCTCCGTCTCGCCAAGGGCATGTCACCGACGGGCAAGATTGCCTTCATAGACACGGAGGCTCGGCGCGGTCTGCATTACGCTGAGGAATTCCAATTCATGCACGCCGACATGCGGCCGCCGTTCGCGCCCGCTCGCTTCATCGAGGCTATTCGTGCTGCCGAGGCTGCCGGCGCCGATGTCGTGATCATCGATAGCGCATCCCACGAATACGACGGCGAAGGTGGCATCATGGATTGGGCCGATCGGCTCCAGGCGGATGGCGTTAAAGGACCGGCCGCGTGGAAAGACCCGAAGGCCGCGCACAAGAAACTGATGAATGCGCTGTTGCAATGCCGCGCCTCGATCATCTTCTGCCTGCGCGCCGACGAGAAGATCGAGATCGCCCGCGAGAACAACAAGACCGTGGTGCGCCCGCTCGGTTGGATGCCGATCTGCGAGAAGCGTTTCATGTTCGAGATGACGGCAAGCTTCACGCTGACGCCGGACAAGCCAGGCATCCCGCATTTCGATCTGCCGCACAAGCTGCAGCGCCAACACCGCGCCTTCTTCACTGACACACAGCCGATCAGCGAGGAATCCGGCAGCATGCTCGCCGAATGGGCGCGCGGCGGAAACCCAGCGCCCGTGCAGTCCGAGGACAACGCTGACGATCTGATGTCGTGGGATTCGAAGCTCGCAACCGCCGCGCTCCAGGGCACGGAATCGTTGCGCGAAACGTGGGGCCAAGTTCCGAAGCCTCTGAAGAAATCACTCGAGGCCGCATTGCGCAACCGACATCAACCGGCCGCTGAGAAGGCACTCGTATGAATATGGGCCTGATCGACCACCCGCTGACCCCGCTGATCGTGGCGTGGATGCTGGCTGTAGTTTCGCGCACGGCATTTAACACGGACGAAAGCTGGCAGACCGAAAGAGTCGCGCGGGATATGCTGAATGCGGCACTGGAGGTGTTGAAGTGAAGTTTTTCGGATTGCTGGCTCTGCTTTTGCTTTCAGATTGTGGCGACGACTTCGCCAGTTATGAAAAGCCTGCGTCTACATACGACAAAGACGGCAACCGTGAAGATCACGAAACTGAGTGGCATCGATGCATGCGCCAATCAAGCCCTATCGGCCGATCTTCAAAATGTCAGGATTTACGATGACCAAGACCTGCCCCAACTGCCACGCTACGGTGCTTTCGACCAGCCAGCCCATGGTCATCCTCAACCGGAAACGGTCCGACGATCTCCTGCGCGAGTGTGGATATGAGCCGAAAGCTTCCACACCTGTTGATGCTATAGCCTGCGTACAATGTGGAGCTATCGTAAAGCTGCCAGCTCTCGCTGCCACGCCTGCGGTTGGTGGGGATGGCCAGTTGCTCGATTGGCTTAACGCGCAGATCGTCAGCGAAATATATTTGGACGATGGGCGGCTTATCGATGTTCGCGGCAACGATATCCGCGCGGCCATCAGAGCCGTAGCTGACCTTCCCGCCGCCCCACCGGCTTCTCAGGCTGCGGTTGGTGGGGAGGCGCTACGAGAAACAATCTCGAATGCAATTATGAAGATTGTCAGTAATCGCGACGATCTCGGATATACACATTTCATCGAAATTCGCGATTCAATATTTGCAGCTCTCGCCGCCCCACCGGCCCAGCCTGCGGTTGGCGGGGAGGCTCTGAACGTAGATATGAGTCCATCCGTTAAACGAGCTAGGGACTTTTTCTGGCAAAAGGCCGACGAGTACGACCATGAAAAATTGCAAGCGATATACAATGACATGCACGAGCTACAAGACAGAGTAGAGACTATCCCGCTGTCACAGGCTCTCGCCGCGATGGATTTGGCGCTTCAAATTATTGACCGCCTAACACCCGCACCCGCGCCACCGGCCTCCACATCGCGGGGGAGGGAGAAGGCGATCCGCGCATCGGTCCTGTCTTTGCGTGAAGCATTGCCGGATGCTGAAGGGATCAAGTGGTGGTGTGATTCATTTCTGCTCGCATTTGCATCACCCCCGGAACAGCCCGCCGCTGCTCAGACGTTCTACGGGGCCGAATGCCCATCCTATCCCGCCTGCACTGGTGGCTGCGGGCTGGGGTGTACCAAGGAAATCGAGTATGACCGCCATCAGGCAACAGCCGGAGAAACGCACATGATGGGCCTGATCGACCACCCGCTGACCCCTCTGATCGTGGCGTGGCTGGAGGCTGTGAATGATCGCGTGGCGTATGGCACCGTTAGCGCCGAATGGGCGGAGCGGACAGCGCGGGATCGGCTGAATGCGGCATTGGAGGAGACGAAATGCACGTAATTTCTGACAAATCGATGAAGCGGCCCGGTTATATCTATCAGCGCTCCGGTACTGGATGGGTCGGCTATCAGGCAGACTTTCGCCCTGCAAAAATCATTTGGAAGCACGTCGATGGTCCATTGCTTTGCCTCACCAACGGTCAACTTCACTGGTTGACCTATTGGGAGCGTATCCAGCTTTTCTTTGGTTGGATCGATATCCACGAACTCGACATGAAGCATCAGCGCCGTGGGAGAAATTGAACAGTGAGGGGAAATTGAAATGACGAAGTGGCTCAAAGACGCGAACAACAACAAGTGCAGCGTCGAATATTTCGGCTCGACCGAAGCCGCGCAGGCCGCGCTCGATAGCCTGAAAAATTGCGAGAATTGTACCAACTGCTCGGGCTGCTCGGGCTGCTCGGGCTGCT